CAAAAAGAGAAATTTGAAAAGGACTTCCAAACGAAATACGAACACCAAATGAGAGTGTTAGAAAATCGTAAGAAGATTATCCAAGCTAAGATAAATAGTCCAGAGATAATTACTCCAAGTAGAAAGTGGGAGAATGATCCCCAATGGGTAAACTTGTCTAGGGAAGAAATGGAGTTATCACTACTCTCAGTAGATAATGACCTGGAATCACTCGAAAGACAAAAAGAAGTTGTACTGGAAGAAGAAAACCAAGCAGAAAACTATGAAGTGTTAAAAGTTCGTTTGGAACAACAAAATGAAAGATTAAAAATGGAAAATGAACGTTTTAAGAGAATAATTGAAATGTGTGATCAGTTGAATATTGAGGTTAAGGAGGCTCAAAAACCAACATATGTAGGATGAAAAAAGAAAATAAGATAGGTTTTTTAATAAGGCTAACCCCTAGGGAGAGAGAGTTGTTAGAGTCTCTCTCCTGTATGGAGTTAAGAAGTCAGGCAGATATCATCTTAGATTCGCTATATATCTACGAATATATAAGCAGAAACACTGATAAAAAGGATATATTATTAGAAAAAACTCAAAAAAGTGAAAATAATTGAAAATAATTTTGAATCTATGGAAGTAAGAGCCACAAAAGGCCTAGTTCCAGCAGATACTTCTACCACTGACGCTAGACATGGTGCTAAACCTAAGTATAATTTAGAGTTATTTCAACAAATGTTGTTGAATGATCCAGTAATATTTACTGCATTTAGTGCAGTTGTTGATGTTTGTACAGTTAATGGTTATGATTTCTTTCCTAAGAAAGATAAAACTGTTACAGGTAAAAAACAAGCACTAGAAGCACATGATAAGTTCAAATATGAATGGAATTTTGATGAAGTATTAGATAATGCGATATTATCTCTACTTACTTATGGAAATTCATTTACTGAGTTAAGAACTGATGGGCATGGTTCAATGAAAGAGTTCTACGCATTAGAAGCGAAAGAAATGGGGATAAAATTCGATGATCACGGAACTATTCAAGGTTTTGTTCAAGAACAAAAGGGTGTAAAGGTTAAATTCACAACAGAAGAAGTTTTATTTATGAGGTTAAAGCCTTTTGGCAGTAAAGTATATGGGTTGTACCCACTTGAGCCAATCGCAAAGGATTATGCAACTAATCTAATGACTAAAGATTATCTTTCTAGTTTGTTAAAGAATATTCCTCCAGCAGTACTTTATTCTCTTGAAAATGCAAACAGCACACAAAGAAAAACCTTTATTCAAAATTTACAAATAGCAAAACAAAATCCTAATGCAGATTTAGTCGCAATGGGTAGAGCAGATGCACAAAGCAATCTAATAGACTTCAAAAATGGTATAATTGAGGTAATGAAAACACTAAGACAGAATGTTTTAGCAATTACAAGAGTACCTCCAATGTGGTTAGGCATATTAGAAGACCAAGGTAACAGAGGGAACTCAGAAGCACAGATATTCGCATTTGAAACATTCATTAGAAAAATCCAATCTATAATTGAGAACAATATTAATAAAAGATTAGAAGAATTAGGATATGAACAAATACTATTCAAATTCAATCCTTTTAGTTTGAAAGATGAGAAAACATTACTTGAGAACGCAGAAAAAATGATGGCAATGGGGATTAAGAAAGAGAGAGTAGCAGACTTCTTAACAAAGAGAGGACTAACTATATCTGCAAGTGACATAGAAGAAAAAGAATCTAAGGATATGGATGCTAAATTAAAACAAGATGCTCGTGATATGGCTAGACCTACAATGGATAAGAAGAATGAGTATCTAACCGTAAATGTAGATGAGAAAGGGGTATCAGATGAAAAACCACAGGAGCTTAACAATGGAAATTAAAGAAAGTAAAGAAATTAAGAAAGATAAAGTAATTGTAAAAAAAATAGATAGAGCAAAATTACAAGAAAAATTCTGGAGAGAAAAATTAGCAAAAAATGCTAAAAAATCCGAAAAGAAATGAAATTCTCAATACCTTTAGGCAATTTTCTTAATTTAGTTAGAAGAATTCAAATGCCTAAGATGGATGGCGAAAAGGAAGAACCACCATTAATGTACTTTGAAGAAGGCGAAGTCATACACCTCTATCAACCCTATACATACATAGTATATCATAGCTTATATAAACTGGGAGAGCCTGTGATAATACCAGACACAACTGTGGCAGACGAGGAAAACTTTAGATTGCAATATCTTGAAAAAGGAATCCCTTTAACTGAAAAGCCAAAAGGTGTCGTGGTAACTATAAATGAAGTTTGATTTAAAACTAGAAACGCGTAATGTTCAAGGACTTAGTGTAGATTCTAAATTTCCTAAATATGTTGTTCGTGGATACGCAGTTGCACCAGAAATAGAACACACTCACACATTCACAAAGGATAGAAGTGGAAAAATTCTAAAAACTTTCAAAAGTTTATTCACTAAGAACGCAGTTGCTTCTATGAATAGACAATTAGCTCACAAAAATGTTTTTGTAGATGCACTTCACGAAGTTGCAAGTGGAATCAATTCTAAGCACGTATTAAACAAGATGAAAGCAACGCTGGGCGATAAATTAGCTGATGAAATTAGCTCATTAGAATCAAGTCTAAAGATGAAAGAGTTACCTCTTTTGAAACCTACTAAATTTGAAGTGAGAGATAAAGGCCTATATATGGAGATGGAAACAAACCCCTTTTTCGCAGAAGTAGATGAATCTCACGAGAAGTATTACAAAGCCATCACAGGAAGCCTACTTAACAACATGCTTAACGGTATGAGCGTTAATTTCAAAACTAAAGAGGTTGTTAATGAAAATGGCATTGATAAAATCGATGATGTCGAGTTATTCGGTATCAGTCTAGTTCCAAACGCTGCTCTTGGCGCAGACAGTTCTATAACTGAAGTTGCTATGAGAAGCATACAAGAAGTATTGGAAACCAGGGAGGAAACAATGGAAAAGCAAGAACAAGAAGTACCTAAAATCGATGAATCACAAATTCAAAAGATGGTAGAAGAAAGATTAAATGAAGAATTAAAAAAGAGAGAAATTGAAAATCAAAAGAAAGAACAAGCAACTGAGTTGGAACAAATGAAACAACAAGTAGAACAACTTCAAAAAGAAAAAGAAGAACGTTCAAAAGTGGAAATCCAACCAAAAGGTTTGGTAGAAAAAGAACCAGAACCTCAATCACAAATGTCTCAACAGGAGTTAAATGAAAGAATTACGAACTTAACACCTGGAGAGGCAATCATGTTACAGGCAGATCCTGCGCTTAATGGTGTCATCCCTAAGCTGGTCAAAGTGCAAGACTATGATAACAAGAAAAATTCTTGGTATCAAACAGTTACTAAGTGGGAGCCAATGCCCGTAGAAATGGAGCAAATGCACAATGCTTTAGCAAGAAAAGAAGGAAAAGATACTATATATAAATAAATTCGGAGGCACGAAAAATATGAGTAATCAAAATTTAATGGAAGTGAGAACAGCACTTCAAACAGGAACAAACACCACAGGCGTGCTTGGATCAGGCGCAGGTGGAGCAGAAATACAGAAAAAGATCGATGAGTTACCAGTAGATGCTTTTAACAAGTTAACAGATTTAAGACCTTTAATCAGAAGTGTTAATATCAACCAACTAGCATATATTTGGAATGTGGTAGAAGAAACATCCACAGGAAGTAGCGTGGCTAATAGTTCATTCACTTTCTACAGTGAAACAGCCGATGGAACACCAGAAGTTACATCAAAGCAACAACTATATTCAGCTGCAAAAGCTTATAGAGCAGATTATGAGGTATCAAACCTAATGATTGCTGCTGGAATGGCTAACCAACTAACTGAAGAAGCTAGATATGCTGCAGAAGCAATGGCTATCGGAGAAGAAAAACAAATAATCTTAGGATTAAATTCAACAGCTGGTGGAAGCACCACAGGATTCCAAGGATTATATGGAGATTTCCAGAGCACAACTAAAGGTGGATTAATGTTGAACGGAGTTACAGCAACTACTCAAGATGGTTTAGGAGACACCTCAACAATCTATGGGACTGTGAGAAGTACAACAAATACAGGTTGGATGAGCCCACAAGCACATGATGCAGTAGGAACTACAAACGGAGGAACTGCTACAGATTTAACAGCCCCTATGTTGGATTCAATTATTACAAAATCTAACAAGAGAGGCGCTAAAAAGTCTAGAAGAATTCTTTTAATGAGTGAAGAAAGAGTTGACAAGTTAGCACAACTACTTGATGACAATAGAAGATTCATTACAACTGGAAACACTATAGAATTTGATGGCGGATTTAGAATCTTAGCTTACCAAAGAATTCCAGTAATCGGTTCAAGATTTATGGATGTTGCAGGTATTCTACAATCATCAGGTACAACAACTGCACCAGGAAACTCAGACAATTCAATATTCTTATTAGATTTGGATTCTTGTTTCATGGCATACGTTGCAGGTGTTAATGCAGTACATACCCCTATTTTAGGACAAAGTGCGGCATCAAGATCTGATGTTAGAGGCGGATACTACAAGTCATATGGTTCTTTCATTATGAAAAGACTAGACACTAGTGGTGTTATCTTTAACTTAGCAGACATTTAATTAGATAGGGGGAAACCCCTTTCTTAATCTTTTTAGGAGTTTACAATGAGAAAAAAAATTAAAGAAGTAGCAAAACCAAAATCAGAGGGCTTTGAAGAAAAATGCCAAAGGTTAGGAATTGGTGGTTGTTGTTTAGAAGCAGTTAAAAGATATGTAGAATAATATGGCAAAAGGTTACACAACAGAGTTATTGATTGAGGCTGAAACCTTATTTGATATTAGCGTATCAAGTGAGCCAACAACCTCCCAAGTAGCTCAATGGATAGAGGAAGTAGAAGATGAGATTGATTCCATTACTGGAACTAGTTTTACCTCTGTTATTGTAACCGATGCTATTATTCCATTTACACACGAAACTGCATTTAATGGCAGTAATAATTCTTATTGGTATGGTCGAAACAGACAAGATATGCCTCGAGAACTAACAAATTCATTTTTCTTACAAGATACAGCAGGAGGAAGGCAAAGAAGGCCAATCGTATCTATCACAAGTCTTTCCAGAAATAGTTCAAGTTCCTATGGAACAGAAGCAGATGACTGGACAGCATTAACCGAGAACACAGGATCAGGAGGGGATTATAATATTGATAACGAAACAGGAAGGGTAACTATTCTTCAATGTGTTCCAATATTAGGACACCCTCGAGGAATTAAAACAACCTATAATTATGGATATTCAACTATCCCAGAGAAAGTAAAAACACTCGCTACCAAGATGGTGGCTAAGAGATTATTAGAAGCAAAAGCTACTAACTCTCAAGTAAGCAGTATCGATAGTATAAGTTTGGAGGGTATTAGCATATCTAAGAATATATCCCAAACCGTACCTTCATCAGAAGATTGGAAGATGAGATATCCAGACTAAAGAAAGAAGTTATCGGTACTTGGAATAATTATGATATTGCACGTTAGCAATGGTTTCTGATAGTAGAACTCAGAGAGAGTTTGATAAATTTACTGTTGATGGTGATGGGAACACTGCAGTTAGAACTACAGCAGTAATAGAAACAGGAGATATTGAAATCGGTGCAGTTGAATTAAAGAACTCTGATACAGATGACAGAGCAAGTATTGATATTAACGGAAACCTTGCTATCAGAAACTTTTCAACATTAGTCCCAGAAGAATATGATTATATTGACCTTACTTATACTGGAGATGACCTTACAACCGTAACATACAAAACAGGGGGCTCTGGTGGAACAACAGTTGCAACTTTAACTTTAACATATACTGCAAGCGTTCTTCAAACAGTTACTAAAGTATGACTGATAAAATAAAGTTTAATCCATTTACTGGAAACTTTGATTATGTTGTTTCTTACGACCAAGATTTGAATACTACTGATGATGTTACATTTAATTCAGTTACTTCCACAACTTATGTTAAAGTAGATTCTACTTTAGATTTAAAGAATCTTTCAGGTGTAGTTAGCAACCTTATAGGATATGGTAGAGTTTTTACTAAAACAGACGGAGAACTTTATTATAAAAATTCAGGAGAGTATAAAGTCCTTACAGAAGATGCAATACTTACAGACCTTTCAGATGTTACGATTACTTCTCCAGTACTGGGAGATATGCTCTGGCACGATGGAACAGATTGGAAGAAGTTTGATAGACCTTCGGCAAGTGGAACTTATGAAATTAGAAATGACCAAACTGGAGATTTAAGATGGATTCTATCAACGACTATTCCTTCAGATATTTTTAAGACATTCTCTCCAGATTTGGGTGATGCCATAGTCGCAGACACTTCTACAGATACAGCATATTTTACTT